CAAAACTATCTGAACATTGCTGCAATAGTAGGGAATGCGATAGGATCGTACTACATTCCTTATCGATTGATGGATCACGCGATGTCTGAGGATCAGTTTGGTGCCACTCCTACAAATCAGGCTCTGGTTCTCCTAGACAGATTGATTCCTAAGTTCCGTAAAGAGAATTCTTTAGAAAAGGTTAACTTAGTTCTATTGACTGATGGCGAACCTACCGATGCCATTACTTACAAGAAAATGGATGAAGACTATCCGACAGAACGAACAACTAGATATGCTTCGAACATTTATGTGCGAGATACATCTACCAATGAAACTTATCGTATGACTGCTGAGTCTGAGTATAGTGGAATTTCTGGATTTGAATCGTCCAAGTTTCTTATCAAGATCTTGCGAGAGAAGCATGGGATCAATTCTATCGGATTCTACCTCTTGAATTCTCATGGTAGAAATGAGATCAAGCGAGTCATTCAAAGATTTGTTAACTACAATCTGCAACCATACATGGAAGAGTATCGTACTCTTCGAAAAGAGTTCAATAAGAATAACTTCTTTGTCGCGACTGACTCAGGGCATAATGAGTACTATATCATCAATGCGAAGGTAGATCCTAAGACTGATGAACTGGATGTAAATTCATCTATGTCAAAGGCTGCAATCGCAAAAAGTTTCATGAGTCACAATAGATCTAAGGTTGTAAACCGACAATTATTAAATAAATTTGTTGATTTAGTAAAATAACGCTTGACAACTATTGACAAATTTGAGATACTATAAACTGAATTTTTAACTGAGAGAGAAAAATATGCCTCGTACCGCAAACCTAGAAGTCCGAAAGACTCTTCTTACCGCCCTTCAGAAAGAAGCGGTTGATGGAATTGTTACTACAGGTCAAATCAAGGCTGCTGCTAAGAAGATTGGATCTTCTAGTACTAAATGGCTGCGCTCGATGGAACTAAAAGTTTCTTACGGAAAGTATCAACTTCCGGAAAGTGTCGCCGGCACTCCGCCAACTAAAACTAAAACAGTATCTAAGGTTGTCGAGGAAACTTCTATCGATATCTCTCTGGAACAAAATCTGGTTCCAGCAAAAGATCCTAACTTTGTTAAGTTTGGATTCTACAACGATCTTAAGACCATTGTAGGTTCTAAGATGTTCTATCCGGTTTTCATTACTGGTCTTTCTGGAAACGGCAAGACTCATGGTGCCCAGCAAGTTTGTGCGGCACTCAAGCGAGAGTGCATCACCATTCCGATAACTGTTGAAACCGATGAGTCGGATCTTCTAGGAGATAAGACTCTAGTGGATGGAAACATCCGATTTGTTCCTGGCCCCGTAGTGCGGGCAATGGAAACTGGTGCGGTTCTGATCTTGGATGAGATTGACCTCGCATCAAACAAGATTATGTGTCTTCAGTCTATCATTGACGGCAAGGGAGTCTTTCTCAAGAAGGACAACCGATTCGTAATTCCCAAGAAGGGATTCACTGTCATTGCGACTGCGAACACTAAAGGTAAAGGATCCGATGATGGCCGATTCATTGGAACCAATGTTCTAAACGAAGCGTTCCTAGAACGATTCAAGGTTACTTTCGAACAAGAGTATCCTACTCAGGTTACTGAGAAGAAGATTCTCAACAACTACCTAGAATCCTTTGGCGTGAAGGATGCGGAGTTCGCGGAAGACCTGACCGTATGGGCTTCTGCAATTCGAAAGACCTTCATGGAAGGCGGTTGCGATGAGTTGATTTCTACTCGCCGTCTGGTTCACATTGTTGAGACTTTCTCGATCTTCAAGAACAAGATGAAGTCTATTGAATTGTGTGTCAGTCGTTTTGACGAAGACACTAAGGCATCATTCATCGATCTCTTTGAGAAGATCAGCGACCCGAATGAAGAGTTTCAAGACTCTTCATGCGAAGGTCAGATTCCAGAAGGATCCGACTATGCCTCTGACAATGACACTGCGTTTTAAGGAGTAAGGATGTCAGCAGAATTAAATCAACTAATCCAACAGCAGTTGGGCGAAATCAGTAACTATCCTATTGAATATAAGTTCAACGAAGATGAGTTGCTAAAAGAACTTAAAATATACATTGACAAGACCTACTCAATGCATTATTCTAAGAACCAGTTTCAATCGACAGAGTTCATTATTGACTCTGGTCATGGAACAGGATTTTTGATTGGGAATATTATGAAGTATGCCCAGAGATACGGAAGGAAGGGATCACCAGAAGAGTGGCGAAAAGATCTAATGAAGATTATACACTACTCTCTGTTGGCCCTATACAATCATGACAATGACGGAGATTTAAATGATGATTAGTGAAGAAACTCAAAATATACTAAGGAACTTTTCGAGCATTAACCCCTCAATCTTATTGACTGGTAATAATCGAATTGCAACAATGTCAGTGATGCGAAACATTCTCGCAACTGCCGATATTGAAGAGGAGTTTCCAGAACAATTTGGTATCTATGATTTGCCTCGATTCTTGGGAAACCTCGCGGTATATCCTGAGTTAAACTTTGGTGAAAGTTCTGTAATTATGGCTGATGGGTCTAAGACCTATAAGTTCATGGCTGCGGAGCCAAGTGCGATTATCCATCCTACAACTATGTTTGCAATGGAAGGATCAAAGAATAATCCTGAGAACGTGAAAGCAACTCCGGAGTATGATATCAATGTCACTCTGCCTAGTTCTACTCTTGCGACAATTCAGAAAGTCGCTGCGATCAACTCTTTGCCGGACTATGGATTGATCACCGAAGGTGGCGAGATATTCTTCACTGCATTGGATAAGAAGTCTGATACAACTGATATCGCCAAGGAACCAGTTGGGAGTACTAATGTCAATTTCAAGATGTACTTCAAGTCAGAGAATCTTAAGTTGATCGAAGGCGATTACAATGTGAGTGTATCTCGCAACGCGATATCTACTTTCAGACACCAGACTAGACCCATCCAATATTGGATCACTCTGGAATCAGATTCTCAGTATGACATTTAAGGTGAAGTCTATTGAAAGATTTATTATTATGGGTGGAGAAATATCGTCCACAAACAATTGATGACTGCATTCTCCCCGAAGAGTTGAAAGATACTTTTCGGGAGTTTGTGGCCAACAAAGAGATTCCAAACCTACTTCTTAGTGGTGCGCCAGGCGTCGGTAAAACGACTGTAGCGAAGATATTATGCAAAGAGGTAGGTTTGGATCACCTTATGATAAACGGGTCTGAGGATGGAAATATAGACACTCTCAGGACTAAAATAAGGCACTATGCGTCTACAGTGTCATTCTCTGGTGAAGGTAAGTGTGTGATTCTGGATGAGGCAGATTATCTCAATCCACAATCCACACAACCAGCCCTGCGTGGGTTCATTGAAGAGTTTGCGGGCAACTGTAGATTCATTCTTACTTGTAACTTCCGCAACCGAATTATCGATCCATTACATAGTCGATGTTCGGTAGTGGAGTTCAAGATTCCTAAATCAGAGAAACCAAAACTCTCTGCTGGATTCTATGAAAGAATCAAAAGCATTCTTGCAGAAGAAGGCATTGAATACAAACAGAAATCTCTGTTGGAGCTTATCAACAAGTACTATCCAGACTGGCGTAGAGTTCTAAACGAACTTCAACGATACTCTGTTGGTGGCGAAATCGATGAAGGGATTCTAGTCAATGTCAGTGAGTCTAGTCTTAAGAAATTAAGTAATACTCTTAAGGATAGAAAGTTCACCGATATGCGAAAGTGGGTTGTCGATAATCTTGATAATGATCCCTCGACAATCTTCCGGACAGTCTATGATGGATTGTATTCTTATATGGAACCACAATCTATTCCACAAGCTGTGGTTACGATTGCTGATTATCAACACAAGTCTGCTTTTGTTGCGGATCAAGAAATCAACATGGTTGCGTGTTTGACTGAACTGATGGTCGAGTGTGATTGGAAATAATATGTATGATCTATTTAAAGATTATGTCCCAGCACTGTCTCACACTAAGGAGAACTTATTAGATGGTGAAGATGAGCTATGGGAGAAATCGTATCAGCCATATTTAATAAATAAAACATTCTCATACTATATGGACACTATCATGTATGCGAATGAAATGAACCAATATTCTATGGTAGATAACAAACTTCAATTTGATTATTTACTAAATAGTATACGTCCAAGAAAAAGATTTTCACCTTGGGCAAAAAAAGAAATCAATTCTGATATTGATTTGATTAAAGAATATTATGGTTACAGTAATAGAAAAGCTGAAGAAGCGATGTCCATTTTATCTAGTTCGCAGTTAGAATATATCAGAAGCAAACTATACAAAGGCGGATAACATGGACTTTCTTAACATAGAAGACTTAGTAGAGGTGACTCTAAACGATGCCGAAGATTTTCTCAAAATACGAGAAACTCTGACTCGCATTGGTGTGTCTTCAAAAAAAGAAAAGAAGCTTTATCAGTCCTGCCACATTCTGCATAAACGTGGAAAGTATTATATTGTTCACTTCAAAGAATTATTCAAATTAGATGGAAAACCATCAGACTTTTCTGATAACGACAGAGCGAGAAGAAACGCCATTGTTAATTTATTAGAAGAATGGAAGTTAGTTAATGTTCCAGTGAAAGATGTTATGGATCCTGCCCCATTGTCTCAGATAAAAATTATCTCGCATAGAGAGAAGGGAGAATGGGAACTGGTTCCAAAATACAATATCGGAAGAAAAAATAAAAACCCTTCATAGTGTTTGACAAACACTCTCCCATTTGTTATACTGGTCGCAACTTTTGGAATGAGGATAATGGCCGAAAAAAAGAAAAACGCACACTATGTAGATAACAAAAAACTCCTTGCTGCTATGATAGAATATAGAAATTCTGTTATAGATGCAAAGGAGAAAGATAACCCAAGGCCCAGAATTCCTGACTACATTGGAGAATGTATCATGAAGATTTCTGAGCATTTGTCGTATCGTCCCAATTTTATTAACTACACATACAAAGATGAAATGATTTCTGATGGAATAGAGAATTGTCTTCTATACATAGACAACTTCAATCCAGAGAAATCCAAAACCCCCTTCGCATATTTTACTCAGATAATCTACTATGCCTTTATAAGAAGGATGCAGAAAGAGAAGAAACAAACTTATGTTAAGTACAAATCTCTTGAACGTCATGTCTTAGAAGATGATATACTTGAGGCTGGCGGAGTCACTAAGAAAAGTTACTTAGAGTTCATGCAGAATAATATGTCTGGATTTATTGAAGAATTCGAAAAATCGCAGAAGGTCAAAAAGACCAGAGCGAAAGCAAAGAAAAAGGAACAGAATGAAAATAGCCCTCTTGACTGATACTCATTTTGGAGCTAGGGGGGATTCTCTAGTCTTCTTTGATTACATGATGGAGTTCTATGACAATGTGTTTTTTCCATATCTGTCAGAGAACAATATTACTACGATGATTCACTTGGGAGATGTTGTGGATAGACGAAAGTTTATCAATTTCAACATTCTTCATGGCATGAGATCTCGTTTTATTGAAAGACTTCAGAACGAGAAGATAGAGTCTCATGTGATCATAGGAAATCATGATACTTACTTTAAGAATACAAATGATATCAATTCAATGAACGAGTTGATTGATTTTAATCATGAATATGCTCCAAAGGTATATTCAGACCCAACTACTCTTAATTTTGATGGAAGAGACATATGTATCATGCCTTGGATCAATTCGGGCAACTTTACTAAGTGTAAAAATCACATAAAGAAAACAAAGGCAAAAGTTCTATTTGGTCATTTAGAAATCTCTGGTTTCGAAATGAACAAAGGAGTAAAATGTGAAGATGGATTGGATATTAAGATGTTTAGTGAATTTGACTTGGTGTGCTCTGGTCATTTCCATCATAAGTCCAATAATGGATCTATACATTATCTAGGAAATCCTTACGAATTGACATGGATTGATTATAACGATCCAAGAGGCTTTCATATCTACGATACCGATACAAATGAACTAGAGTTCATACAGAATCCATATCGTATGTTTCATAAGATCTATTATGACGAAGATAAACTTTCTCAAATAAACTACTCGACGTATACAGGAAAATATGTTAAAGTACTTGTTAAAAATAAATCTAAACAACATCTATTGGATAATCTGATAGATGACTTATACAATCATGATGTTGTTGATGTATCTGTCATAGATGAAAGTTATGAATTTGAAGGAATGGACGAAACACAATCTATCGAAGACACAATGTCTTTGCTTTCATCTTATATAGATGACTATGATTTAGATTTGGATAAGAATCGTTTGAAAGGTTTGATTCAAGATCTATATATTACTGCGTTAAGAGAGCCTGCCTAGTGTTAGAATTTCAAAAAATACGGTGGAAAAACTTCCTTTCCACTGGCGATAACTTTACTGAAATATTACTTAATAAATCTCCGACAACATTAATCTTGGGCGTCAACGGAGCAGGAAAATCTACTGTTCTGGATGCTTTAACTTTCGGTTTGTTCGGAAAACCATTTCGCAAGATAAACAAACCTCAACTGACTAACTCAGTAAATGAGAAAGATTGTCTTATTGAAATTGAGTTTATCATAGGCAAAACTAAGTACTTAATTCGTAGAGGAATCAAGCCAAGTATTTTTGAAATTTACCACAACAAAAAAATGATTAATCAAGATTCTAAGATAAAAGATTATCAAAAATATCTTGAAGACAATATCCTCAAACTTAACTTCAAGTCATTCACTCAAACAGTGATACTAGGTTCTGCTACTTTTGTTCCGTTCATGCAATTATCAGCAAAAGATAGAAGAGACATTATCGAAGATCTTCTGGACATCAAGATATTCTCTTCTATGAATGAAATACTTAAATCTAGATTGGTAGATCATAAAGAGAGTGTCCGTGGAAATGATAACGAAAGAAACAACATAGACAATCAGATTCACTTACAAGAATCTAGCATAGAAGAAATCAAGAAGGATAGAAAGAAACTCATACAGACATCTAAGAAAAAGATAGAAGAATATCAATTAAAGATTGACGAAAATGATTCTTGCATAGAAAAACTTAATGCAAAGATC